CACATCCTCATTGCTAAGTGCGATAAAGAATGTGACAGGCGCTTGCAAGAACATGTGCGACTTGGCAATCATTGATGAGGTTAGAACTTGGTTTCATGATGTTTGCGATAACACCGAAATGGTGTACCGCTTGCAGGTCATGGAGTCATACGCGCAAACAAATGTTTCAAATAATTTGTTTTTGCCGGCTGTTCTATCCAAGCATACATTGGTACGACAAAGGCACGGAGTCGTCAACCGTGTCAACACTGTCGACTTACCATTGACTAAATTAAATAAAGAGTACGAAATAAAGAAAAATATTAACATACGCCATAAGGGCACAACAAAACCACTCACTAAAGAGTTTTGGTTTAGTGAGAAGCCTTGGCCCTTGGAACCGGCTCCAACTGTGGATGATGTGTACAAAGTTGGCCGCGCCACACACAAGTGGGTTACCTTGACTGACACGGTGAGGTATAGTGCTTCTGCATGTAACCTGTACGGCGCCGTGTCCCGAATTATCAAAGCTAGAGATGGAGAACTCGAGTACCAGCAGCAGCAGGCCATGTTGTGTGTTGCACTACGCAACTCATTTGGTAAAACGGAGTTATGGAAGTTGTTAAATGTCCATTTCAAAAGTTTGAACACAACGAATGTCAAAGACGGGTTTGTCTTAGATAAGTATCCATATCTCGACAAAGTGGAATTTGGGGAGGAGAGTGACAGGCAAGCTGCGCAACGCATGGAGCAGGAATGCCTCACAGCTATTTTGCAGTTTTCACCTATCATTGATGCGGTCAAATACTTGATCACATTAATGCGCCCAACTTTGTCTGAGACTGTTGTGGACTTCGCGCAAAACACCTTAGTCAAAGCACAAGTAGCTGCTTACACCTTGTTTTCCAGGTGCCATATACCATTGTTGTGGCGCGCACAGTATGCAGAAGAGCCACATGTCAAACGGTTGGAGCGAATGCGCATCTTAGCAAACACAGTACAGGATGGTACTGGTTGTTTGGTTTCCAAAGTTGGCATTCACGTTAAAGACGAAATAGCCAAGAACGGTGATAAGATGCCACGAGCATTTGTTAGTTACGGTTCGGGTGTGTTGTGTGCCCCAACCGTGCCCATTACCTTTAAAGAGAGGATTAATGGGTGGCATTATTTTAACATTAAAGGTGTTGAAGTTTTGGTTATTGTGTATGCTAAGCCAAAATCTTCCGAGTTAATTAAACTTTTTGAAGCCCTTTGTAGGGCTAGGTCTTTCACACACAATCATTTGTGCGTTGCGATTTACTCAGATGACAGCTGTTATTCTGGGGTCATCAATCGTGTACCCTTTGGGTTCAATGTGGATATATCATCATGTGATTCATCCAATGGACCCCCCATCTTTTTTCTAGTGGCCTTGTTGATGTCCAACATCGATGAGGAATTTGCGTTGCTGCTGGTTGAACAATGTTGTAAACCCATGACATTGCAGCACCC